CAGCGGGTATCGACGGGAAAAACCAGCTCGGCGGTTTTGTCGGACCGGCTCCAGCTGTAGCGGTAGCGGCGGCGTGGTAGGTTAGGGTGAGCGGCCCAAAAGGCGGCGCGTATTTGTTGCTGGTTTGTCATTGGTTACCCTTTCAAAATGGAAGTGTGCCCATGCGGCGGGCTTGTCGGAGAGCGGCGGAGAATAAGCAGCCGGCGCCAAAGGCCAGCACAAAGGCTGCAAGTAGTGCGAAATAGCAGATAGGCGCGGGCAGCATGGCCCAGCATATGAGCTCAACCAGCACGCCGGCGGCCAGCATGGCGGCCACGGCTGCATCGGTGTGAATGTAGAAAAAACGGCGGATTCTTTCGGCGCGTGTGTGTCTCATAGTGTGACTCCGTGGTGTATGTCGAGATGGGCCTCCCAGTTGCTGCGCTTTAGTGTGGAGAGCTGCTCTCCGATACCTTGGCCAGCTAGGGGGCGGCTGCAGTCTGTAAAGCGCTCGGCGGCCGCGGCGTAATGCTTACCGGCTAGAACTACTGTCGTGCGGTCCTTGTGGTGCTCCAGCTGCTGGGCAACCATACCGGCCCACACTTTGCGCTGCTGCGTGTTCATTGCAGCTAATGCGCGGTTGTAAGGCGCGATTACTTGGTCCGGCCGCACTACTCCATGCAGCGCGGAGAGAATTAACACTTCAGCGTCAACGCTAGCAGCTGCAGCCATGGCCAGCTTGAAAGCTTGGCCGGTGTAGAGCTCGGCGGCCGGTGCTGGGTGGTCCAGCTTGGCAGCAGAGCAAGCGATTAAAAAGAGGGGTTTCATTGTGCAAATACTCCTTAGGTTGGGCCCTTATAACGGGCCATATATGGCATCGGTTGACGTCATGTGTGGCATTGTCGTAAATTGTCAAGGGCTGAACTGTCGCGCGCGTGACAACTTAGGGTTTTTATTGTGGGCTGCAGCTGTAGGGGGTGGCCGGCGTCGGTGGTGCAGCCGGTCCGGCTTTCGACCAGGGGGTTTGATGTCCGGCTTTTAACCTGGGGGGCTAGATGTCCAGCTGCTGCAGTTCGGCCAGAGCTCGAGCGCGTCGGGCGTCGTGGTGTGTGTCGAGCTGGGACCCGAGCACGCAGAGCACAAAAGAAACGAAGAGGGGCAGAAGGATTAGGTAGATCATGGGGGGGCCTTTGTGTATCAGTAGACGGGGCCAGCTGGGAAATGTAAGGGCGCTTTGCAATTCGCGCGGCCTTTGGATATCCTTGGCATATTCTTTATTTATTCCCACAATGTAGACATGCCTCAGAAGCTAACCCGTAAGCAGATATCGGAGGGGCTGGACCAAATACCGGTCGAGCTCCTACTATCAGCCGGACCGAACAAAAAGCCCGCCCTTACCCCGAAGATGAAGGCCTTCGCTCGTAATGTGGCCATGGGCAAGACAAAGGCACAAAGCTATAGAGAGAGCTATAAGGCAGACGCAGCACCGGCCACAATGGTAGCAGCGCCGTATAGGCTGGCAGCCGATAGTAGGGTTGCTGCAGAGATCGCAGCCTACCAGCTGGCAATTGAGGCAGAGAAACATCGAACCCCAGCACAATTGAAGGCCTTGCTGGTTCAGCAGCTGGTCCAACACAGTCTAGACGAGGATTTCCCACCGGCCCAACGCGTGCAATGCTTGAAGCTGCTCGGATCATTATTCGAGGTGGGCGCCTTCGTCGAGCGCAAAGAGATCACCACTATCAATAAGAGCGGCGATATACGGGCGCGCTTGCTGGCAACGCTGCAGCTGGTCCAAGATGTGGAACCCAAGAGCACGGACGATGACACGGCAGCTGCTAGTCTGCTGGCAGAGCTCGCCGCACCCGCGGAAAACGCCGCACCCGCCGACCCCACCGGAGGGGTGGCCGCCCCTATGGCCGCCGGCGCGGGGGAGTGCCTTACGCATACTATTCCGCACGATGGATCACCAGAAAAATCGGAAAAAAAGCAGCGCCTCTCTGATAAAGCCTTTAGGGGGGACGTCTCTGATATTGTGAAGGCTGAGAAGTTTGAGGATATGTAAACAGGCCCCCTTATGTTTTCTAACAGAAAGGGGTGGGGGGTATATTTTTTGGAGAAACGTGATGATTGATTTTGATGAGCTAGATGATGTATTGAAGATTGATGGCTTTGATGAAGCCGCTATTGGTGTTTCCTGTATATGGAGAGGTAATACTCGAGTAGAGGTGCTTGTCTATGATGGGGACAAGATAGCCCAGATACTAGAGGCCCGCGATGGGATGGAGTACTTTGAGGCCCTTGAGTACATTGAGTTCAATATCGAAGGAGCTTATATGGGTGAGAAGACGCCCGTGATTGTCTGGGTGAGTGGTACATTTACCATTTCGTAACTATAGTATTAATAAAGAGTATCTGATGACTGAGAAGCAGAGAACTATCTATCTAGTTATTGATGAGTGGTGGAAGAGGTTTGGGTACGGCCCTTCTATCGATGATGTGATGATGATGACTGGAGATAGGGGTAGAGGTAATGTCCACCGTACTATGAAGAAGCTAGTAGAGATGGGGGCGTGTAAGAAACTAGCTAAGAGCGCGCGGTCTATTCGACCTAGTTATGTTAGCTTTAGGAAGATATGAACATAGACGCTATTACAGAGAAGATCTCTAAGCTGCCCGTCAATGAGCAAGAAATTTTCTTTGAGGGTCTGGCGGAGTATGAGTCTTCTCTTAAGAGAGAGAAAGCCCAAGTAGACTTTGCTAAGTTTGTCAAAGAGATGTGGCCAGGGTTTATCGACGGGCGACATCATAAAGTGATGGCTAAGGTGTTTGAGCAAATAGCCAGAGGAGAGAAAAAGCGCGTCATTATCAATATGCCACCTCGGCATACAAAGTCAGAGTTTGCTTCTTTTTTATTGCCCGCTTGGTTCTTAGGAAAATACCCACACAAGAAAATTATCCAGACCTCTAATACAGCGGAACTCGCCGTAGGGTTTGGACGTAAAGTCAGAAACTTAGTGGACTCAGAACAATATGCCAAGATATTCCCAAACGTCAATCTTAGGTCTGATAGTAAAGCTGCTGGTAGATGGGCTACTAACTCTGGTGGCGAGTATTTTGCTATTGGTGTTGGGGGTACCGTTACTGGTAAGGGAGCGGATCTACTCATTATTGACGACCCACACTCAGAACAAGAAGCAGCCTTAGCCGCGACGAGCCCAGAGATTTTTGATAAGGTCTACGAGTGGTATACCTCTGGCCCAAGGCAGCGTCTACAACCAGGTGGGTCCATCGTCGTAGTTATGACGCGCTGGTCAAAGAAAGACCTGACCGGCCGCATCATCCAATCTTCTATCGATAAAGAAGGCAACGACGACTGGGAGGTCATCGACTTCCCCGCCATCCTTCCGAGTGGTAATCCACTTTGGCCAGAGTTCTGGTCACTACAAGAATTGGAAGCTCTACGGTCTGAACTGCCCGCGGGTAAGTGGAACGCTCAATACCAACAAAGCCCAACATCTGAAGAGGGCGCGATTATCAAAAGAGAGTGGTGGAGGATCTGGGAGCCAGAGAGACCGCCCGTATGTGAGTTCATTATCCAGAGCTGGGATACGGCGTTTACTAAATCAGAAAGAAGCGACTATTCAGCCTGCACGACTTGGGGGGTGTTTTATAAAGACGAGAACCCCAATGATCCAAATGTGATCTTGCTCGATGCGTTCAAGAAGCGCATGGAGTTTCCAGAGTTAAAAGAGAAAGCGTTTAACCACTATAAAGAGTGGGAGCCAGATGCTTTTATCGTTGAGGCCAAAGCTTCTGGCGCGCCTTTGATTTTTGAATTAAGAGCGATGGGGATCTCAGTATCTGAATTTACTCCAAGTAGGGGGAATGATAAGATGGTGAGGATCAATTCTGTATCTGATTTGTTTGCAAGCGGTAAAGTATGGGCTCCAGGGACAAGATGGGCAGATGAACTAATAGAAGAGATGGCTGCGTTTCCAAACTCAGACCATGATGACTTAGTTGACTCTACTACCCAAGCACTTATCAG